TATTCCTACTTCTTTTGCATATGTGCTGATTTTTGATTTAAAGGTAGTATAAAGACCATCAACTATGGGTTTCCAATCTTTATGTTTATTCAGTTGTATTTCTTTAAATGAACGGTGACCTTTTAAAATTGTGTCTTCTTGTTGGTCAGTATTGACTTCAAACTTTTCAATTATCTCTTTACAGATTTGAGGGTCTAATACATCATCATATACTTTTATAAAATTTTCCATTTGTCTATACTAACACTATATAGGCTCAATGTCAATGCCTAAATATGTGTATGGCAAACTTTATACACTATTACGAATATGCTTTAGGCATAGATATTGATAAGTTAGGCAAAGCCTACTTTGATATACGCAAACACTTATCGTATAACACGGATGATAAAAGCAAGATTGATTTCAATGCTATTTGTGTTAACAGAAAACCAGGTGATGAAGATTCTATTACAGGCGGAAATATTAGAGGCCTATATTGGACTAAACCTGATACAGACAACTACGAACAACAACGACTAGAACCGGTAGACGAAGCCGCTTATACTGAAATTTGTCCTGAATTTAAGGATACTTACTTTGAAGAAGTATATAATATACTAAAGAGTAATTTCGGTAAAATCGGTAGAGTTAGAATATTAATGAAACCACCTAGAAGTTGTTTATCTTGGCATAGGGATCCAGAGCCACGTATTCACGTACCTATAATTACAAATGAAGGATGTAAAATGGTTATTGAAGACGAGTCTTTTCATATGCCGGCAAATGGTAGTGCTTACATTACCGATAATACAAAATATCATAACTTCTTTAATGGTAGTGAAATAGATAGAGTTCATTTAGTTGCAACTTTATTAAGACCATTTTACACGTAGGTAACATATGATTAAATTATCAGACAACGCATATAAAAGATTAAACGAATTAAGAAACAAACATAATAAAAAGTTTGTACGTCTTGATGTTAAAGGTGGCGGTTGTGCTGGGTTTAATTACGAATGGTCTTTTGCAGATGAAGAACAAAGAAATGACGCTATAGTAGATGATGTACTACTAGTTAGTAGAGACTACGAATTATATCTTATGGGTTTAGAATTAGATTATAACTATGATGATTTTGAATCTATGTTTAAATTTAATAATCCAAAAGCTACAAGTTCGTGTGGCTGTGGTACATCATTTAGTGTTTAGTTGGTACGAAAAAATAATTGGTTATCTATTACTATGTTATATAGTTTATGTAATAATCTGTATGATACTAGGCACGTTTGATATTATATAAATAATTATAATCGTTTATCCTGAAACGGACGGAAGTAAACCACCTATGGTTGAAGAAACGCTCTTTAATTAAAGGAGTATGTATGGACTTGTTAAAAGACCTACGAGCTTTAAGAAAAGAGAAAACTAAAGAAATCTCTACTAAAGCTCAATTAAGAAAACGAAGTAAAGATAGTATTGCTAGACCAAAGGCGAAGAAAAATCTTTTTTCTACTGACCCACGTATGCAAGGTATATAAGGTTGGCCTGCTCGGTAGGACTCGAACCTACGACCCACAGCTTAGAAGGCTGTTGCTCTAATCCAGCTGAGCTACGAGCAGTTTGTGTATTATGCAGGAGTATTATTTGATTGTCAAGTCTGAATTGGTCGGAGTGGTAGGATTTGAACCTACGACCCTTGCGTCCCAAACGCAATGCGCTACCAGGCTGCGCTACACTCCGGTAATTTTATCTGTAATAAACTGAAAAAGTATCAGCGTAATTCATATGACAAAAAGATTGAGGTCTTGAATAGTTTGGTTTAGAAGTACCTCTATATCTATATCTGACACTTTTTGCTCTTCTTGAAGCAGATACTTCTTTAAAATATTTTAAATACTTTATTGGAATATTTGCAGCTATGCAAGTGCCGGTATAACCATTTAGTCTTGATACTAAATGTTTAAGTAAGAGAGGGTTAACTACCCTCTCAAAAACTCTTCTTCGTCTATCTCTAGGTGTTTTAATCATAGTGTTTCCTTATTCTTCTACAACTTTCATTAAATCGTAAGGTACTCTCCATTTAGCACCATTACAATCAACAACAGCTTTCTTTGGTCCAAGTTTAACAACAACACCTAAATGTTTTTTACCATTAGGTCTGCCAAAGGTAACTTTAGTGCCAAGTTTGTATTGTTCTTGTTGAACACTTTTTAAAGCTTGTTCAACTATAAAAAGATGGCCAGAATGACTAGGTTCTTTTATCCAATCTAGTATTTTAGGCAAATCATTAAATTTAAGTTTTGACATAGTGTAGTTCTCCTTTTGTTATTTTAAGTATAATGGACCAGTCCATTGTATTGGGTAATTACCAGCAAGAACATTACCTCTTGCAGAGTTTAAAGCAGGTGCATTGTAACCAGCGGCTTTCAATACATCACCTTTTTTAAAGTGTTTAAAATCTTCTTTAACGATAAAACAAAAAACACCAGTATCTTGTACAATCTTAATGTACTTTTTACCGTTTTTAATTTTTGTTTTATTATCCCAATTATCAACTTGTTCTTTAGAATAACCTGTTAGCTCTTTGCCACCAAGAGTTGACCATTTAACATAGTCAGCTTTAGCGCCAGCCATTAAGTTTTTTATTCCTTCGTCAAGTGTATTAGCAGTTTTATTTACGATTGTCATAGTGTATTGTCCTTTTTAGTTATTGTTTAATTGCTACTAAACCACCAGCAACAAATGTACTCAAACCTGTTAAGGCAAGAAATATCATAGTTCCTAATGAATTTGAATTTTCTATACATTTACCATCACAATCGCCAGCAGCGCCAGCCATCATAATAAGACCTAATGTAATTAATATTGCAGAAATAGTTGTTTTCATAGTGTTTGTGTCCTTTCTCATTTTATATAACCAGTATACCATAGATAAATATAGAAAGCAAGCGCTAATTTAAAAAAAATGCATAAAAAAACCCTTATAAATCAACACTTTTTAATTTTTTTTGTTCTACTTTTGTTCTTTTTTACGATTTCCTGCTCAAAAAGCGTTGAAAATTGCGAATATTCGCCGGATTTTGATTTAAAAAGCGAATCACTTAGCGAATCACTTGACGGAATAGCTCAAATTGAAAAAATACAAGCAAAAGCACGTTGTAAATTCTAATATAAATATAAACAAAACTAAAAAATTAACAAAAAGCGAAAAAATTATGAAAAAAATGAGAAAATTCTTTTTTTGGAATGAAAAAGGCCAAGAAAAAGAGACGGAACAAATGTCTTTAACAAAAGCAGTTAAATCTGTACAAGGAGATTTCAAAGACCAATTTATCGGCGTAGAATATACGTCAAAAAAAGGTAAAGAAATGTCAACAACGATAGAATTACCTTGGGGCAGAAAAGTTAGACAAGCAATAGCAACAGAAAAGAAAAGAGCCGCATTAAAGGCAAAACAACAAAGGTAATTTATGGCCAAATTGAGTAAGTCTTACGTACCACACGAAAGAATGCCAAAAAAGACATCACAAGGAAAAAGAAAAGGTGTTAAATTAAGTTCAATGAACAAATCAAGAAAACGAAGTTTAAAATATTACAACGGACAAGGAAAGTAATTAATGCCAGCAATATCAAGAAAAGGCGATAGTTTGTCAACAGGACACGCTTGTACAGGAACAACAACATTAGACACACCTGGACAAGGTACCGTTTTTGCAAATGGTATATTAATTGCAAGAATAGGCGACCCAACGGTTTCACATCCAGCACCACCTATTCCACCTTGCCCTAACCACGTAGCAAATGTTAATGCAGGTTCGCCAAATGTATTTGTAGTAGGTATTGCTTCTGCTAGAATTGGTGATAGTACAGACGCAGGCGCTATGACTAGTGGTTCATCAAATGTTTTTGCAAACGGTTAAGAAAAGTATATAAATATTACCGTTATGGCAAGATATGATTCAGCAATAGTAAGCAACTCAAATAGAAATTCAAGAAAGTTTAGCGATATTGACCTAGACTTTACTAGAAATCAAGTTACCTCTGATGTTGTATCTGTTGAAGATGTTGTTGCTGTAAAAAGGTCTGTAAAAAACTTACTTCAAACAGGTTTTTACGAGAGACCATTTCAACCAGAATTAGGTTGTGGAATTAGAGAATTGTTGTTTGAAAACTTTACACCAATGACTAAAGTTTTTTTGCAAAAGAAAATAGAAGAAGTTTTAAATAACTACGAGCCTAGAATTAATTTAAATAGTGTTCGTGTAGATGATGACCAAGATAATAATAGACTAGTTGTTGATATTTACTTTTATGTTATAGGTGTTCCAGGTCCTCAACAAGTACAAACATTTTTACAAAGGCTAAGATAAAATGGCGACTAATAAATTATCAGTATCAGAATTAGACTTTATTAATATTAAAAGTAATTTAAAAACTTTTTTACAAAGTCAAACAGCATTTCAAGATTATGATTTTGAAGGTTCTGGTCTATCAGTTCTTATAGATGTTTTATCTTACAACACTCACTATATGGCCTACTTGGCCAATATGTCAACAAACGAATTATACCTTGATAGTGCCGATATTAGAAACAATATTGTATCACTAGCAAAAATGTTAGGATATACTCCTAACTCGCCAAGAGCACCAAGAGCTTCAGTTAACGTTGTAGTAAATGACGGTTCAGGTACTTCTATCACAATGGCAAAAGGTACTACTTACACATCAAGCGTAAACGGTACTTCTTATCAATATATTACAAACGAAGATATTACAGCTACACCTGCTAACGGTGTTTTTACTTTTTCAAATGTATCTTTATATGAAGGTACTTTAGTAAGATTTAAATATACGGTTGATTTAACAGACGTTGACCAAAAATTTACAATACCAAGTGCTAACGCAGATACATCAACTTTAAAAGTATCTGTACAAAATTCTGCTGATGATACAACACTTACAAATTATACTTTAGCAGGTGGTTATACAGGTGTTGAATCTACTTCAAAAGTTTATTTTATACAAGAGGGTAGAGACGGCAAATATGAAATTTATTTTGGTGATGGTGTTACCGGTAATAAATTAGCAGATGGTAATATTGTAATACTAGATTACATTGTAACCAACAAAGGTGATTCAAACGGTGCAAAAACTTTTGAATTACAAGGAAGTGTTGGTGGTTTTACAGATGTTTCTATAACAACTAATTCAAGTTCTCAAGGTGGTTCTGAATCAGAAGCAAATGATTCAATTAAATTTAATGCGCCTTTAAACTTTGCAGCTCAAGATAGAGCGGTAACAACAACAGATTATGAAACACTTGTAAAACAAATTTATCCAAATGCATTATCAGTTAGTTCTTGGGGTGGTGAAGATGATGAAACACCAAGATATGGTATTGTGAAGATTGCAATTAAGGCAGCTTCAGGTTCTACTTTAACTGACCAAACAAAATTAGATATTGTAAATGGTTTAAAACCTTATAACGTTGCTTCAGTAAAACCAGAAATTGTGGATCCCGAAACAACTTCAGTTTTATTAACATCAAACGTAAAGTTTGACGCAAAGTCAACCACTAAATCAGCAACAACTTTAAAATCAGATATTATATCTACAATTACAAATTACAATACAGGCACATTACAAAAATTTGATAGTGTGTTTAGATTTTCTAAATTAACAGGATTAATTGATAATACAGACGCAAGTATTTTATCTAACATAACAACCGTAAAAATTAGAAAAAGTTTCACACCAACTTTGGGTGGTTCAGCTGCATATAACATTTACTTTAGAAACTCATTATATAATCCTCACACAGGCCATAATATGTCGGGTGGTGGTATTTTAAGTTCAACAGGTTTCAAGGTAACAGGAAGTAATTTTGAAATGTTTTTAGATGAAGATGGTAATGGTAATGTTAGAAGATATTATCTAGTAAGTGGTGTTAAAACTTACGCAAACAACACGCAAGGTACAATTAATTACACAACAGGTCAAGTCACATTAAATTCTTTAAATATTGCTTCAATATCAAATATCAGAGGAGCAGCTTCAACAATAATTGAAATTACGGTACAACCAAATTCAAATGATGTTATTCCTGTAAGAGACCAAATTGTAGAGATTGATGTTGCAAACTCATTAATTACCGTAGAAGAGGATAGTTTTGTTGGTGGTTCTGCCGAGGCAGGTGTAGGTTATACATCATCATCAAGTTATTAATGACTAATGGCAAAGTTTAATGAAAAAATATCAACAATACTCAACGCACAATTACCAGAGTTTATAGTTGCAGACCATCCGAAGTTTGCAGACTTCTTAAAATCTTATTATCAATTATTAGAATCAGCAGAATTAAAAGTTAAAGATGTTGAAACTACCGTTGGTGTTTTAATTGAAACAGAAACAGGCCAAGAAAACAATTTAGTATATGACGCTACTAGAATAGGTAGTGCAATAACTAATATTGATGAAGGCGATAAAATATTATTAGAAGAAACAACTTACGGAAAATTTACCGTAGGTGAAACCGTAAAAGGTTTAACTTCAGGTGCAGAGGCAAAAGTATTATCTGAAGATTTAGGACAAAGTAGATTATTCATATCTGCTAATGATAAATTTATTACAGATGAAATTGTTGAAGGACAAACATCAAAAGCTTCTGCTACTATTACAGATTACAGACCTAATCCAGTAAATAATATTTCTGACCTTGTAAACTTTAGAGACCCCGATAGAGCAATTGAATCTTTCTTAAATAATTTTAGAAATGAATTCTTAGCAACTTTACCTGAAGTATTAGATAGTCAGGTTGATAAAAGAAACTTAATTAAAAATGTTAAAAATATGTACCGTGCTAAAGGTACGGCTGCAGGTCACGAATTATTTTTTAGATTATTATTTAATGAAAAATCAGAAACAATTTATCCTAGAGAACAATTATTAAAAACTTCAGATGGCCAATATGACTCTTTAAAAATTTTAAGAATTATTGAAAGAGTTGGAAACACCGAGGGATTAATTAGTAGAAAAATTACAGGTAAAGATTCAAGAGCAAGTGCTGTTATTGAAAACTTATCACGTTTTCAAATTGGTGATGAAACGGTTACAGAGTTAATTCTAAACCAAGATAGTGTTGTTGGTACTTTTCAAGTAGGTGAAGAAGTTTCTGGTACTGCTTCTGAAACAGATGACTATTTTATTAAGGCAGATATTACAGGTATTCCTGGAACAAAAACAATTACAAATGCTGGCGCTTTATATGATATAGATGATAACGTGACGGTAACTGCCGGTGGTGTTGGTGCATTATTTCAAATTTCAGATATTGGTTCAGGTTCAGTAAAAGAATTAATTATTGATAACGTAGGTTCAGGCTATTCTATTGGTGATGTAATTCATTTTGATAATGCAGGAACATTCGGTGCAAATGCGGCCGGTTTCGTTAGTGTTGTTCAAGGTAGTATAGTTGACCAAAATGGTACAATTGCTCCACCTGATGGTACTGAAGCTAAAATAATTTTAGAAGATGAAACTTGTTCTGGTGACGCATATCAAGGTAATGATATAGTTCAAGAAAGTATGACAACATCTCCTAATGTTATAGGTTTTCCTAATTCAGCTGATACTACAATCGGTGAAATAACAAAAGTATTTTTATCAAATGGTGGTAACGGTTACAAAACAACTCCTAAACTTTCATTTTATTATTATGATAAAGATGGAATTTTAAGAACAAATACAAGTGGTACTGGTGCTATAATTAGAGCTTATGGTAATGAAATTGGAAAAGTTAATGCATTAAGAACGGTTGAGTTTGGTAAAAGTTATGAAACATCACCAGCACCAACTTTAAGTTTTATCAATAATATATTAATAAAATCTATTACAGGTTCTTTTTCAGATGGATTATCGGTAACGTTTTCTGGTGGTGCTACAGGAACAATTGTAAAATTAGATAATGATAGAAATATTTTAAAATTAAAAAATGTATCAGGTGCAATTACTGAAAACGAAACGTTAACAACTTCATCAGGAGGTACAGCTACCGTTGCAAAAATTAATTTAGCAGCTGCAACCATTGATGTTGTTCCTATTATTGATACAGATGGTGCTTTTATTAATGAAGACGGTAAAATTTCAGAAAGTACAATGAAAGTACAAGATAGTTTATACTATCAAGATTTTTCATATGTAATTAAAGTTGGTCAATCTATTAATGCTTGGCGAGATAGTTTTAAAAAGACTATGCACACAGCAGGTTTTTATTTTACAGGTCAAGTTAATATTGCAACTAGACTAAATGCTAAAATGAGAGCGCCAGTTGATGGTGCAGTTTCAGGTGTTAGTGAGACACCATTCTTACAAGTTCTTAATACTTTATTCTCTACAATATTTGGTAGAAGATTAGGAACAGCAAGTGATGGTACTTCATTGAGACCAAATGCTCGTTTAGCCGGTGCAGTTGATTCAGACGCAAGAACAAGTGAACACTTTACAGCTAA